CATATAAATACAAATACAAATCCCATATTTTATCACTTGCATCTTTTTGATATGCATAAGTTTTAGGAGATCTAATTAATTGGCCATCATCATTTATTTCAACATAACATTTTTTTTTGCCCTTAATGGGAACTATATAAACCTTAATATTATTTTCTAAACACCAGGATTGTGCTTTTAAATATTTATTCATTCTGTGCCGGATATTATATCTTTTTTATTAGAATCTTCAACAAGCATTGCAAACCCTAAGAACAGATAATTTAAAGCATCTGCATAACGACTATCTATTGGCTCAGCTTGATGCATACTAGGATCACCAGCATGGCTTAAAATGGCTTGTATATGCTTATTAAAGAATACTGCCCAAACTTCCATAGGTTTGATTCCTATACTTTCAGCAGTTGATTTAAAGTTATTTAATACATCAATACTTTTGTTTGTGTATTCTGGCTGCTTAGCATCCATTATATCTTGAGCTTTGTCTAAGATATATTGTCTAGTTTCAATAAATTCTTTTTGTGTCATAATCTTTTTCTAATTTCAATTAATAAATACATTACTTCTAACAATCTATCAGAAAATTTTTCATGTTCATCACATGGATCAACCCATGATAAATGAAATGAGGCATCTTCAACTTCTGTAATTGCAAAAGTTAAATCTTCATTATTAATTTTTAATGGTTCTTTAATTTCTAATTTCATAATTTAATTTTTTAAAATGGAACATTATCTTTTATTACTTGTATTTTCTTTTCGCCTTGAAATATCTCTTTGTAAATACCCCCATTATCAAAATCTGGAGCTATCTCAAAATCGCCTAGCTGGCCATTCTCTTTACGTTTGACCTTTTCGACATGAACTCTAACAACATCACTTTTGTATTTTGTTTTTTGTCCAATGCATCTATATGCAATTAATCCATTATATGCCTTATTAAAAAAATCCGCTGAGCCAGAAATATCATATAATGTTGGCTTTTTATAAACACCACCCTCACTTTCAATTTTTCTTGGATGTGCTACTAAAAATAAATGAGTATTGGTTTGCTGACAAAATTGTGTTATTTGACTAAGTATTTTGCCTATATAACTATGATCTCTTTGAGCTGAATGGTCCAACATATTCCATGGATCTATAACACATACATTTATACCCTTTTGAAATACAAGCTCTCTAAATGCATTTAAAATACCTTTTAAGGTTAAGTTTTCTAAATCAATCTTGATCCAAAAGAAATGATCTTCAATAAAATCTTTTGTATTATTTAAATCTTCACTATTGCAATTTTTTTGATTTAATTTATTTGCTATACGTTTAATATGGCCCTCATAAGGAAAACTCTCAGGCGAAAACATTGCACATCTAAAGTCATGTTGTAATGATATATTACAAAGTATTTGATCTAATATGTCTGATTTACCGCTATTAGGAATCCCACTCACAACTGTCCACTCACCAAATGCCATTTTAAAATAATTATCAGATCCTGGTAAGCCAATAGAATAATTAGTAATGCCATTTTCATTATAATTTAAAACATCTTGCCAAATGTTATCTAAATTTAAAACACCCTCAAGTGGAAAATCCTTAGCTTGTTTAATTATATTTCTAAGTGTCTCAGCTCCCTTTTCAATTAAAACCTCATTAGCATCTTTATAATCACCGAACTCAACATACTTACATCTATACTTGCCAAATCTTCTAGCTAGTTCATTTCTTAGTTGCAAACCGGCATCATCATTATCAGTACAAAGTATAATTTCTTTTTTGTCTTTAAAATATTGATAGCAATTATCTAAATACTCTAGCTTTTGTGAACCTTTACTAGCACCATTAGGAACTGAACAAACACTATATAACCCAGCTTCATGTAAACTTAAAGCATCCATTTCGCCCTCAACTATATAACACTTTTGTAATTCTTTAATATTATCAATACCATAAAATATAAGTTCAGCTCCAGAAACTAATTTAAAGTTCTTTTCACCATCTCTATATTTTACATTTACAATTTCATTATTTCTGTAATAATTAAAATTTATACATCTTCTTTTGGCTTGTACTTGCGGCATATATTCTAATGATTCGCCTATTTTCCAATGTATTAGTGTTGGCTCAGTAATTCCTCTGTTGCCAAACCATTTAATAACCCTTTCGGCAATGTTGGAATTGACTTTAGGCGGTAAAACAAAATCAACTTTTTTCTTAAACTTAATACCTACATTGCCACCCCATCCACAATTATGACAATTATATAACCCATCATCAATATTTACCGATAAACAATCATCTGATTTATTTTTTCTGGTATGTGAACATTTTGGGCATTTGGTTTTAACAGATCCATTTGATCTTTTAAGGTTAATACCAAGAGCCAACAAGTCATTATAGTGATTCATAAATAAAAATATTTTTTAAATATATAAATTAATTTTAAATATTTAACAAAAAAATTAATTCTTTGTAACTTAATAGGTTATTTTTTTCAATAACATAAGATTTAACTTTAGTCATTTTTTTATTACAATCTTGAAAAATAATATTATTTAAAGAAAAACCCTCAAAAGTATAGTTTGGATAATTACAAGTAAATAAGGCAAATATTTTACAATCAGTATTTGCATATTCTGGAATCATTAGTGGGTGATCTTTTCTATTTACTTTTACATCAACACTATGTCCTAGCCATTGGTGATCATAGTCATCTGTTTTATTTACTTTACTAGTGTTATGTATTTTAAAATCTGGGTATAAATTGTTTTCCCTTGCAAATATAAACTCACCACCAAACCCAACTATATTTAATTCTAAATATGATTTTTCATTGACTGTTTTAAAACCATCCCAGCCAGTTTTTATTTTATTGTTATGCCTTTGCTCAGCGGCTAGATAAACAATATCTTGTTCATATTTATCAAGAGTATAAACTTTATTAATTATCACCAGATATAATTTTTTTTATTTGATTTATTTGATATTTATTTAATGTTTGTGATATATTAAATTCATTTAACTGACCTTTTTTGGTTTCAGCTCCAAGTAATGTTTTGCCATTTTCTTGGTAAATAAAATATTTAATTAATCCCTTTACTCGCCACCAAAATTTAGGTTTGTTGGCATTGTCATAAGTTTCAATGTATTTGTGTACATACATAATTCCATTTTTATCTTTATTTCTAAGCTTCAATAAACTTAAAAAATGCACACCCCAAAACTCATGTTCTCTAATAAACTTAACTACTAACCAAAGTTTATGAAAATCTAATTTTTCAATTCTCTCTAATTTATCTAAACAACCTAGCCATTTATTTTTTTGGCTTTCACTTTGTGGCTGATATTTTTTTGGAAATAAGTTTACAAAATGTGGGTAAACTTTTAAAACTAAATTACTATGCATATTATTATTACTTTCTATATTGTTATCATTATATATATTAATATTACTTTGTGGTCCATTTTGAGGTTCTGGTTTAATCGGTTTCGGTTTTTGGGTTTTTGGTTTGGCTTTAAGTGTATAGTTATAACCCTTGAATTTACCTTTGTCAGTAACCCTATCTCTAATGACAAAACCAGCATCTATTAGCTCATTTAATTTTCTGGCAATAGCACCTTTTGATTCTTTAAAATGCCCGCAAATAAATTGAATTGTTATTTCTTGTTCAGCTGTATGAGAAAATAAATAAGCATACAAACCAGTAGCACCAACTGAAATGCCTTTATGCCTAAATATGTAGCTAGGTATAATAGTAAAGTGGTCAAACTTTTTAGGTTTTAAAATCTTATTGTATTTCATAAATAAGTCGCTAAGTAATAAAATTATTGTTTGTCGACCAAACCTTTAATTCCATCACAAAATGTTTTCAGCTCTCTAAATGTGTCAAAAAATTGATTATAAGAAATCTCATCATCTTCGTACATAAACCAAAGCAGTTCCATAAGCAAATCAAACTCTGCCTCACTTGCAACTCCAATAAATTTATAATCATATTTAAACCCATCTGAGCTAGATTGTGTCCATCGGACCTTTTGATTTTCTTCCTCAAAATATATTTTTTTTGATCTAGCCATTATTTGTTGTTAAAATATTTATCTATTATTTCAATGCACTCATCTAAATTATTACTCCAAACAGCTACCCAGTTCTTGTTTTCAAGCTCTTTAAGCCACTTTTTTTGCCTTTCAGTAGGTTTATTATAACCAGCTTTTAATTCAATGGCTAAACCATTCTTTGTTTTGTTTGGATCAAAAATCATTATGTCAGGAATC